TATCAGTGTCTTCCTTGATATAATTATCGTATACTTGTTCTGCCATCTTTTCTACAAGATCGTTGTAGGCATGTGATACCATTTTTCTTACGTTTTGAAGAAATTCTACACTGACAAGATCGACAATAAACATTACTGCTCTTGCTCTATCATCTAAAGTAGTTTCTCTTACTCCTTTAATGATAAATTGCAAACTTTTTGAATCTAATTCACCAGCACCAATATCAGTAAGTTGCTGATATTCTATATCTAAAACTTCTTCACCAGTGAATGGATAGTTAACAAATAGTCCAATGTTATCATTCAATAGAAGTTCTGCTCTCATCACAGGTTCAAATATGGATTGATAAACAGACAATTCAACAAATTGAGGAATCAAATCAAGTCTATCAGAACCATCAAATTTTGTGATAGTAATTTTCGATAATCTTATTTCAAGGGGATTTAAATTAGCCATTAATTAAATCTTTAAATTGTTTTTTGAAGTCATTAATATAACCTTGACGGAGAATTTTTATTGTTCTCTTTGCTTCGTTTTTTTCATTCTCATAATCATAAATGCTTTTTGCAGCCCATCCAGAAGGACTTCCTAACATTTCATAAGTTTCTGCGGTCATTGTATAATTATAACTAGCTATTTCTTCTTCAGTATCAGAAGGCAATCCTTGGTAATAATAATATGCAATTGAGGAAGGTATAGAAACAGAAGTTAGTTTTTCTGCTTTTACGTTATATTTGTCTTCTAAGTAATTAATAAAATCTGTTCTATCCATAACCCATCCAGTATAAGGATCGATTATATCATTTGTAATATAAATTATCCAGTCCAAAGATGAATCCTTATATTGTTTATAGGCAACAATATCTGGGCGTTCGCCTTCTTTTACAATATAAGAATAAAATTTATCGTGTGAATTCGTATAATTTTTAATTATAGATATTTTAGATAAAAGATTTATACAAGTCAAATTATTATATGTTATTTTTGGAAAATAATTAAATGAAGACATTTATTATCCTGTTGTATCTGGTCTGCCTAGAAAATCTTCTCTAGTTTGAACGTTAATTTCTTGAAAAGATATACTCATTTCTACAATAGTAGATTTGCCATCTCTATAAAAGGCTGGGGTTCCGCCTGCAGAACCATTAATTGTAAATGAAGTTACGAAAGATGGTTTTACATTAGGAACTAATTTATTTTCACCAATCTCAAATGTTAACTCAGCAAGAGAAGGATAATCAAGAGCAAATCCAGCAGCAGATATAGCTGGGTGCATATATCCCTTAATATTTTTAACTATTTCTTCTAAAGTAATTGCCTCGTCTTGAGATTTTGGAGACATTTTCCATGTAAATGAATATGTTTTTAATCTTACGCCATCAAAAAGTGTTGTATGGTGAGGATTTCTTATTATACCAAGTTCTGATTTAGCAAGAGCGCCAAGTTTTGTGTCAGAAATTCCCGGCATTAGTGCTGCAGCACCAATAGTTATCTCTTTAATTAAACTAATAGCACCTCTTCCACCACGTATTTCAGAAGCATATTGTTCCAATTTAGTTTTACCTGAAGTTGCAATATCAGATGCGGACCCAAAATTACCTAAAATATCAAATTGAACATCACTAATTTGCATATTAAATTGATCTGAAAGATTTGTAGGCAAGGGTAAACGTATTGTAGCTTCAGTTGTTGAAGTTACAGGAGAATTAGGTCTTGGTCTTTCATATTTTCTAAATACCAATCTAGAATTATAAGAAGATGTTTCTTTTGGGTAATTTAATTCTACAGCCATCGTATCCTCTATAAATATACAACAGTATTTATATGGCGAGAACTAATGGCTTATAAAGGAAAATTTAGACCCAATAATATAGAAAAATACAAAGGAAACCCGACAAATATTGTTTACAGGAGCCTGTGGGAACTTAAGTTTATGCGTCATTTAGATTCCCATCCTAATGTATTATCTTGGTCATCAGAAGAGATCATTATTCCTTATGTTAGCCCTATGGATAATAGAATTCATAGATATTTCCCCGATTTTTGGGTAAAGGTTAGGGATAATGAGAACAACATAAATACTATGTTGGTAGAAATTAAACCATTATGCCAAGTAAATGCTCCTACAGTTCAGAAAAAGATGACAAAAAAGTACCTCACAGAAGTAAAAACATATGCTGTAAATTCAGCAAAATGGAAAGCAGCACAAGAATACTGTGCTGATAGGAAATGGATATTCAAAATAATGACTGAAAAAGAACTTGGGATCGGTAAAAAGTAATGCCATTTTTCTCAGACAAGATAGACCCAAATAGACCAGCCGAAAAACGATCCGCTGACCAAGTAAGGAAGTGGATGGCAGGAAAGCTTGGCGAATTCAGAAACGCCAACTCAAAAGTCCGCAATATCATGATGGACAATAAAGATTATTTAAAAACTTCTATGAGACCTGGTTTCATGTATCTATACATGTACAACCCAAAGCATAAAATCACTCTTCCATTTTATGACAGATATCCTTTAGTTTTCCCATTCAAAGCGGTAGAAGGTGGATTTATGGGAATCAATCTCCATTATCTTCCTCCTGTTCTTAGAGCAAAACTCATGGATGCATTATATGATAAGGTAAACAATAACAAATATGACGAGACAACTCGTCTAAAAATCAGTTACGATATTTTAAATAGTGCGTCCAGATACAGATTTTTCAGACCTTGTGTCAAGAGATATCTATATTCTCACCTCCAAACAAAATTTCTTATGATTCCTGCTAGTGAATGGGACTACGCATTGTTCATACCATTCGAACAATTCGAAAAGAATGGTTCAAGAATAAACAAAGAAATTGTATACAGAGATTCTAGAGGAAAAATCTAATGGCATTTAGCGTAAATCAAATGAAATCTGCAATTAATAATGTGGGTGGTTTGGCGAAAGCTTCTAGATTTATGGCATATTTTCGTGCTTATCCAAAAGGAATAGCTGATTCTAGACAAGCTCAAAATCTATCTTTTATGTGTGAATCTGCATCTATTCCCGGTATTGCATATCAAACTGATGATATCAGAGCATCTGGTTATGGAAACATAGAAAAAAGACCTTACGCTACAATATACCAAGATGTTACTTTGAACTTTTTCTGTGACAACGATGGAGCTGTAATATCTTTTATGCATAAATGGTTGCAAGCAATTTTCAATTTTAATGATAGAACATCTCCTGATGCAGTATCAAATATTGGTTTGCCAAATAATACTTTTGCTTATCCAAAAGAATATTATGGTGTAATTGATTTAGTCCAATATGGTGAAACTGAAGAAGAAATCTTTAGTGTATCGCTACAAGAAGCATACCCAATAAACATTGGGGAAATAACAGTAGATTGGAATAGCCAAGACACCTTGACAAAGATACCAGTTACGTTTACATATACTTATTGGAATGCAAATACATTGGATCAAGGAACAATAAACCCAGATTCTTTTTCAAGATCAAATTCAACACCTTCTCTTCAAACAAGAATTGATACTAATCTTTCTAATGTAAGAGAACAAATTGGAACAATAACTCCACTACGTCGAAATAATATAAATTTTTAATTTAATATGAGGTGAAATGAAATGGCACTACCAAAAATTAAGCATCCTACACATTCTATTACTATACCATCTACACAAAAACGAGTCAATTTCAGACCATTTACAGTCCAAGAAGAGAAGCTTCTTCTCATGGCTAAGAGTTCTGAAAATACAGACGATATTATTAGCACCGTTAAACAGGTTATCCAGAACTGTATTATCGAACCAATTGATGTAGAAAAGTTAGCAATCTTTGATATTGAATACATTTTTATCAAATTGAGAGCTAAGTCTGTTGGTGAGATCGTTGATCTTGAATACAATGATCCTGACAATAATGAAAATATCAAGTTCAAGATAAACTTGGATGATATTGAAGTTAAGAGATCAGAAGGTCACATCAACAAGTTCAATCTTTTTGATAATATTGGTGTCGTTATGCGCTATCCAACCCTCGAAGAAATTAAGGCGGTCGAAGAAGCTGGTAAGGATGAAGCAGTATTCACTATGCTTCTCAAGTGTATCGATAAGATTTATGATGATGATACTGTATACGAAGAATACACAGAGAAGGAAT